TTCTGATTGTATCGGCAAGAAATGGAGTTTTGTTATATAAATATTTTAAACCAGTAGCACCAGCAATATCACTTAAGCCTTGTATACCTTGATAGCCTCTTTGACCAAAAGCAGTTTGTAAATCTTGACCAGATAGACCATCTTCTTTTCTACTTGCAGACCACAAGTCAGAAATTAAACCAACTGGTGCAGTTCCTAAATTAGCTACACCACTTACTAACTCATCGAGTTTGTCTTTCCAAAATCCCAAAGTTATAACTCCTCAGTTGGAATTTGTGGCATTTCATAAGGTTGTAAAGGAGCGTTTGCTCTCATACGCCTTAGAAAGGCTTTTGTTTGTGTACTTACTTGTCCTGTTTGTTGTAATCTCATCATAAGAGGATAAAACTTTAAACTCTCTTGATATGCCTGTGAGTTGCTTGTATTTTCTGGTCCAGCTATCACACCTTCTGAGCCAATGCCCGGCCCTTGACTTAAGCCAGCTTGTATTGGTTCTGGTGTAGAACTTGGTCCAAATAAATCTATTTCACCCGGTTTCGCAGTCGTGCTAGTAAGGGGTAATTGTTTAAGTGCATTTTTTGTTGTTTGTATATCGGGTTCGTTAAGGCTTGGTGGTAAAGGAGTCCCCGGTGTACCAGGTAACTCAGATAAATCAGTCCGTTGGTTAGCACCAGTACCAAATATTCCTGTAGGCCTAGCGACCCCATCAGGTACTCTCGCACCTCCGCGAGTTTCTTCAGCCATTTACTTTTTACCGATACTAACATTTTTGCCGTGCTTGTTGTTTTTAACTGATTTCTTTCCAACTGCACTTGCAGGCGTACCTTCATTTTGTGGCATAATTTTAATATTACCTTGATTTGAAGGTATACCTTTATTACCACCATTATTAGGTGTATATCCCATTCCTTTTGGCATTTATTGTCCTCCTAGTTGAGCGAGTATATTTTGTGGTGTCGGAGCAGATACTGGTCCACCTTGTGGTGGTTGGCCCATCATTTCAGGCCCCATCATTTGCTCTGGCATTTCTGGTTCAGGAGAAGGCAACGGATTTTCAGATAACCATTCCCAAGGGTCTGTACCTTTTTCTATTGCTTGTCTCCATTGAATTAAATGATTTGTAACTGGCGTTGGTTGACCTGCACCAGTCATTTCAAAAATAATTGTTTCTAATCTATCAACCATAATTTTTCTACGAGTATCTGAAACTGATTTTATCCATGGCATTTGTTCCATAACTGTTTGTTCATCGATAAGACCTTGAGCAGATAATTGCATAAGTTCAACAAAGCCTTCTGCTCCACCTACACCAACTCCAAAGTCGATTGACACAGAGTGTTGGCCATCGATTGTTTTATTTGGTGTGTAAGTTGTTTCAAAAGTTTCACCTTTACTTCTACCAGTCATTGGCTTAGTAAGATTGCCGTATAATTTTTCGTCCATGATTAAAGCACTTGATTTTAAGTATTCAATATCTGGTTTCATTTTTTGCCAGTATTCTTGAACTGTTGAGGACACATCTCGATTTAATTCTTGTAGTCCTCTACCAGTTGCAACAGATGATGGGCTTTCGCCTCTCATTGGTTCTGTATCATGGTTCATTACTCGAATAAGTTGGTCTAACATTTCAATATCTCTTTCTGCCTGTAATTCAGCAGGAGGTGATAAAAATTCAGCGGCACCATCTCTATCCATAATTTCTATAACACGATTAGTCTGGTCTACATTTGCAAGACCTCTCATGACTAACCATGGCCATACTAAATTTTCATTGTAAGTTAATTTTTGATTTAACACCTTCATAAACGAAAGTACAAGTCCGATGTTTTGTTCAAACATTGATTGACCACCTAATTGGTCTGGTATTGTCATTGTTGTATATCTCATTGGCACAAAACCAAGTCCGTGTTCTACTTCATACAATTTTCTATTTTCAAAAACTACTGTCCAATGTTCTTTATCAAAATAAGTTATCATTTTGAACGGTGATGATAATGGGTCACCATCGCCACCGATTTCTTTAATTAAATCTACTTTATCTGGAAACATACCTTTTACCATAGATAGGTTTACGCTTTCATTAATGATGACTGCCTCCATACTTTGTGCTTGAACAATTGGTGTAGCCAATGTTGAGTAAGCAGTAGAAGTGTAAGAGCCTGAGCCTGCACCTGGAAATGGTAATACTGTTCTTGGATCCTTTACAACAAATCGTGGACCTTTTGAAACTGGGTCTGGCATAACGCCAATACAACTTGCACCAGTACCAACTAAGAACCAAGCGTATGAATACATAACTTGAGCCATGTTAGAAACCGTGTCATAGTGTGCTAAAACTTTTTCTACCTCGTCCGCATTTTTTTGTTGCTTACGAGAAAGGTTAGCTGGAGTAACATGATGAGTTGGAATTTTACCAATCATACGAGCATATCTATCCCATGCTACTTTTATCCAGTTTGCAATAACAGGATTTTCACCACGCCTAAATGCCTCAGGATAAACTTTTTGATAGTTGCCATGGTACACATCAATGAGGTTATCAAATCTTTTTTGAGCTGGACCCCAATATGTTTCACCGTGTTGTTTTAATTCTAAAATTTCATCTACTGATTTTTTCAATTCAATACTCTTCCTTTAACCAAGCATGTAATATGCGAATGGCTATTACTAACTATACCATATAATCTATCATCTGTCTTTCCAGTTAATGATTTTGTATCATCATAAGAAAATTCAAGAACATCACCTGAGTCCAATGGATAACCTTGTTTTATATCATTTGTCGTAGACACAACATTACTGTCACCAATATAAACAGTACCACTGCCTGTATTTTGTAAAATAAAACCAGGATACTCGGTACCGATAATTGCAGTAGCCGTAGTTTCTATTTGAGTTGTGTAATGTCTATGAGCCACGAATAATTCTCATGTTATCAGGCATAGTGTCTCCGTATGGGTGTTGTAGTTCCCGTTTTATATTTTTACCAACCTTTAGAGATGATGGTAGCGAATATCTATTGAAATGCAAGAACCAATGTCCCATAACCATGTCAGATGTCAAACCATCTGGATATTCCATTAGCTCTGTTTTAAATTCATTTACCACAACTCTTGTTTTTAAATCTTGGTCTGTGTATGGCAAATTGACTAGACCTTGTTTATATCTTGGTCCTAATGTTTCAACGCCATATTCAACATCTGTTTTATTTCGTGAGGTTTCGTGACCCTTAATCAAAGTTTTGTGTTTCGCCATCCATTCTTTTATAAATTTATATTGTAGCAAATATCTCTGAGCGCCGTTTTGTTCTACTATCCAAAGTGCAATTGGCCATCCCATCTCTACACTTCTTTTTTGCCAGTCTTCCATTATACCACGATACTGAGAAGTTTGTTTATTCCATTCCAAAAAATTACCTGCAGATAATCGAATACGAAGTAGGTCAATTAAATAATCTTTATCCTCTTGTGCATTATATATCCACCATTGTATTGACCACCAATTATTTGCAGACGGGTCCACAGTTACAATCGAGTAACACTCATCTTTTGAAACATTTGGTATTTGTAATAATTTTCTTTCATAGTCAAAACAACCTGGCAATAAAAATCCATCGTTGTCCATACCACCTGTTAGCCATACTTCTTTTACAAGGCTTGACACAGTTTCATCATCTAACTGCTGGTAAGTCAATGCAAACTTACGCGGATCCGAGGCTTGAACTTTTTGTATGTGTCGAAAGGTAAATCTTTGTGGGTCTAATACACATTTGATATGGTCCTCGTTTTTTAATGAGTTTGGTGCTTTACATTTGTCCTCATCGTGTGCTGGAAATCTGGCGTATCGATATATCGCTTGGCTTTTTCTTTCTGACAATTCATAATCCTCACCATACTTGTCGGCCATCAATTTTAGCGCCTCATCTTTGGCGGCTTGTATTTGTTCTGGCGTCATGTTGGCTGATACATTTTTCATTATCATTTCGTCCAAGTCATCATCAGTTGAATACACCAATTCTTTACAATGGCGGTATAAATCGTATTTACCAAATCGTGTACCGATTAATGCAACAATACCACCTGGCTCACATCTGGATTCTGCCTCTGCGTGCCACCACTCAGTTAGACCTTCTCTTTGTTCAGCAGTTCTTGAGTTTGACCTATCGCACAAGTCGTCCCATAAGTTTACTTCAAAACGGCCACCAAGAAAACCCATATCTTGTGAAAGTGCAGAACATGTTGGTTCTTTTTCACCTGTTACGAACACAGCGGATAGGGCGTTTAATATCTCATGTATCTCATCATTTGGATCCTCAAGTCTTTTTAACACTTCAGGATTCTCGGGGTCAAATCCAGCCATTGCTAATTTATAATGCAAACTTGCCTCATGGCCTTGCACACCATCAACAACAAAGGCGTCTTTTCTCCAGAGTTCTGGCTCAACTGGTTTAAATCGTCCAAACTCCATATTTAACAAAACATTTTTTTCTAATGTGGTTCTTGCTCGGCGAACATACTTTTCACTTTGGCCTGTAGTTCTTGAGCCTAGGCCAATACGAATATTACGGTTTCTACATATCAGCCAAATCACAAAGTCGTGTGTAATGGTTGTTGTCTTACCTCCACCTGGCGGTGTATTGATTATGCCTTTTATCACTTCAGGAATATCGGCTTCTTTTGATGCTTGACCTTCTCTTATCCAGTCCATAAGAATATCGCACATCTCAACTTGCCAGCCAACATGGCGTCTATTGAAATACCTTTGTCGAAAATATGCGAAATCATTATATGCCCGTTTCGCGGCGTCATTGAGTTGTGCGTATTCTTTTGGTTCTGGAAAATCATGTTCAGAAGTTGAAATCTCACCTTTGTTCATCATCTCAGCCACTTCAAGTGGTGTCGATGATTTATGCGGAGTCGTGGCTTTCATGTTATCAAGCAATCGTTTTACTAACGAACGGCCCATACCCATTAGCTCACCAGCTTGGTATGGGTTCATACCTTGTCGTACCTTTTCGTAAAAGAACTCTTTTATCTCAGGTTCATTATCGATGTGTTTACCACTCTCATGTTGTGGATAACTATTCTTTGCTTTCTTAGCCATATATGTTAATCTAGTCTAGTGAGCGTTTGATATTATTTCAAATATCACCTTGCCTAATATCAGACAAGGCCTACTATACTAGCAATAGCATAGTAGGCTCTCACACTTTCTGCAAGTCAAAATCCAGGATACTCCCCGAGGCTGGTACAGTAGGTGTGTGCTAAAAGAAATTTAAATGCTTAGTCAAAATCGATTTATCAACACTATTTTTAGACTATAAATTAAAAATTTTTTTTCAAGTTCAATTCTTATCGAATTAAATTTATAAAAATAGTACTTGCTTAGATTATGGAAATGATACAATTATATAAGAACACTTTTAGATAGTTAGATTTTAGCTAAAACTGTTCAGTATTTACTACGCTATATTTAGCGAGAGAGGCAAGGTGATATGATGAGTAACTCATTAACTCCTAAGGTTTTAGCCGAGGAACTTCATGTTTCTCCTAAAACTCTACGAGCTTGGTTACGAGCCAACGCTCCGCGTGAACTCGAGCAAAAATCTACTGCTTGGGCTATCACGCCAGCAGTGGCTAAAGCCGCTCGTAAACACTTCACACGATAATTAAGCAAGTCGTGTGTAATGTCCGTGTGTTTCTAACTACACTATGACAATAAACTATAGGCTAGAGTGTATCAAGTGTCGAGATACACTCTAGCCAGAAAGGTTAACTATGTTTGAGTTAATCATGTGGAATATACTTATGTTCATACTAGGTGTTATAGTTGGCATACTCATATTCCGAGTTATATAAATATAAATATGGGGGGCGGATCCTTGAGGGGGTCTGCTCTCCATTTTTTATTGCTTTATGCGGATCCTCAAGGTATTCACAATGCGGTCAGGAGATTAAGCGTTACGCGGTTCCTCATGGAATCAGTTCTGCGGTCAGTCATGCCTGGTTCCTCCAGGACCCCGCCGTGCGGTAAGTCCAAATCCCGAGCGTTTCCTAGAGGTTCCGCCTAAGCACATCGGAGCTGCCATGTCAAATGAAAAAGCCACTATTTATATAGCCAATTTGACACAAATCAGCCATAATTTTTTGCACTCAATCCTGGAAAATACCACACAAAATAGTGGCTTTCCGAGTTGCATTGTGGATGCCAGTCTGTTTATAATGAAGTACCAAATAAATGAAAGCGAGGTGATATCCGTGAGTGCAAAGGCAGTAGCAGAGCCTAAAGTTCAGCCACAAGCTGAGCCAACAGGCGTTACACCTACAGACTTAGCCGAAATTCTAAGCGTAAGTCCTAAAAGTCTCCGTGCTTGGTTGCGTACCAATTACACAAGACCTTTAGACGCCAAAAATTCACGCTGGTATTTGCCTGATGATGTCGTAAAGGCAGCAACAGAGCATTATACCCGTACCGTGAAAAAGAACGAAGGCAAAGCTAAAAAATCAGCCAAGTAGCTGATAGGCAAGAGGCAGACATCGACCGTAGCCCTGTTAAAGTCTGCCTCTTTGCCGCGGGCAGTATTGTGGTTCCAACTATTTTTACTTTTTTACGGTGGGCCCAAGGTAGGTCGAAGTAACTTATGCGGCCAGGCGTAATATCTCACCACTATTTTATTTATAGGTAGAAACCACATATCCAATCTGCTATAATGGTAGTATAAGAGAGAGAAAGTAGGCGTTATGTCCGACCCAGATAACATTTGCCCACAATGTAATGTAGGCGAGTTATTTACCTTAGGCGTTTTCTCAAATGCCAAATCAAAAACAATGGTCATGGTGCATTGTCGCAGATGTACCTACGGTACTGTTCGTACCCAGCCAGTCAAGCCGAAAGTGAATTTCAGCGATGGCTCGTAGTTGCCGTTGTTTCACCTGTGATGTTTACCGAAAAACACCGGTACGACCTGCACAGGCAAGAAAGTTCATGAAAAGCCGTAAAGCGCCAAAAGATGAACACAAACAGAGGTTGCGGTACACAGATAAAACTGGGTTTGCCGCTATAAGAGCCTATGAAAAACAGAAAAAGAAGGATAATTTGTGGCGAAGCATATAAATCCCTACCTATGTAATCGATGTGGCGTAACAATAGTTAATCCATATCGGTTCGGTGTATATGTACGATTATGCGATGGGTGCCAAGCGACACTGGCATCCATCAGCCACAAAATATCAGGAAAGTGAGGTGAAATGAGACCAAGTGAAAACAAGGTTATATATAAAATGCCAAGCAACAAACATGGCGATGGCATTATTAAAAAATATAGCCGTATTCAGGTAGAACTTCATAGAGATATGGTTGGTAGTCTAGGTCTAGGTTTTGGTGATAAGATAAATAGCTTATCCATCCAAGACAAAGTAGAATTGGACAACCTTATTACTCTATTACAGATGGCAAGTAAAGCCTTAGATAGAGATGAGGTCAGAAACCTACAATACGGTGAGCAAATTGAGGTTGGACTTTTAAGAAAAACCCTTAGAAAGGAAAAATATGAGTGAATGGACACCCGATAGCAATTTAGTTATCTCGGATCCACAAATGCACAGATTTAACACTCAGGCCGCGATGATGATAAACGAGGCTGATGGCTCAAATGATAAATTACGAGCTAAAGGCTGGAATGTTATACAAATGCCTGACCCAGGACAAGTGTTCCTATGTGATTTCTGTAACACCGAGATGGAAACAAGAGATGAACTTGGAGTGCCTATATCAGTTCAATGTATAGGCAGTAGTAATGCCATTTGTGGCGAGTGCGTAGATAATATCAATGATGGTGAACATGGACCAATTGATAATCTATTCTTTTGTCCATGTTGTACAGGCACAGACTACATTAACCATTATTTAGTGGAAATAAATGCTAGGTACAAAGCCTAGAGAAAGGAAAAAATGAGTAAAGAGGAAGTACTAGATTGGATTGACAACACCAACAGTATAGATTCCTTAATCGAAATCAGCCAGGCCGTTCATGACAGAGCGGCTCTTATTGGCGAAAATGCGAAAGAGGAGTTGTCTGTTGGTGATTGGGTTAAAATTCAATTTAGGGATAGCGAAAGAGTTGGCAAGGTTGATAAAGTTAATCGTACTACCGTTACGGTTGCAAGAACGACTGACGGCCATATTTTCTTTAATCCAATCAAGTTGAAACCTTACTTTTTGACCAAGCTGAGCGATAGCGAGGCCCAAAAAATGCTTAAGGTTTTTAGCGATTGATTTTAGTGGCTTTGGCATTTGAATCCAAGTGCCATTGCTAGTAAAATTATCCCAAGAGAGAACGAAAGCGAGGAGAACGATTTGGAAATAATTTTTAAGCATGGGTCTACCATACACCAAATGGGATCCCTTGTCAAGTTTTGTAAGCCACCAATTTCTTGTCGAGATATCGGCAGGGCAAAAGTATATATCCCTATAGGGATATACTTTTCCCTACCGTTATCGAGATTGGTGAATTTCCGAGATAAAATCTCAGTCGGGGTGACCGACTGATGGCGATGGAAATTATTCTCATGGTCAACGGGCGTAAAAAAGCAAGTTGGCGAGAATACTACCATGGCCAAAAATCTGCGATGGAATTTATGTTTTCAGAGGCATTTGATCCACGCAAAATCGACAAAGAAACAGGCGTCTTTGCCCTAGAACCAGAAGTTCTTGAGCAGAGATTAAGGCCAGCTCTGTATTTCTTTCAACCGAAAGCCAGAGCGAAAACGAGAGAGGAGAAAATGGCTATTCAGGCATTAAAGCGTTTAGTTGCCGAATATCGCCTAGCGAAAACCGAGAAAAAGCCGGTTCGCCTGATGATATTCTACTAACGCCGCTTGATTGCCGTTTGACCCCAGATAATAGGAGAAATATGAGAAGGTATGCAATTATCGCCTTGACCAATTGGTTCGATGGCGATATTAAAAGTACAGTGGTCGGTGAGTATGTAACTCTTGAGGCTGCTGAGGCAGAATGGGCAGCTTTTAAGGCTAACGCAAAAGCTAACCAATCCGAGTTCAACAGATTGTATGTATTTATGGACATACATAGCGGTAAAATGTTGGGCAGATTAAATAATAGGTTAGATTTAGACCTTGAAGTCGAAGTCTAAACCAAAACTAACGATTGGCAAAGAGCAGGCATTAGCCCTGCTCAGCCAATCAAGTAAGGACGAATTTATCTTTGGCTCAGGCCACGATATATTCAATCTCAATGATTACCTTCGTTGGGGCAAAGTAGCAGGTGTTGAAAAGCACCATATTGAGCCTCTTAACCGCAAACATTACAGTGGTAGCGATTACAAATCAACCATATTTGTAAACGGCGAACCTGTAGAGTATCTCGAAGGTATTGATAACAAGGACTTACTAATGTGGTTTTCAGGTATAGTTGGTGCAGATATACTCCAATTTGGCTGGATATCCGGTAGAGGTACTTGGGCGAGAAATGTAGCCAGTGAAATCTATGAACGCCTAGCTGAGATTGCCGAAATCCCAGTTGAGCAAGCCATGGAGATGAAAAGAAAAGCCAATGAAATCAAAGCGGAAGACAACGGCTGAGTTCTTTGGCAAAGGTATTCATTGTCGTCACCATGCCAAGTATAGAAAGACTTGTGCATGGTGCGACTTTGAAACCTGGTGGCATTTCTGTATTCGGCACATAAATGGAAAAGAAAATTTTATGCGATGGCGTAAAATGATAGGTAAAAATTGGTAAGAGAGGAGAAATATGCAAGGCATATTTGTAAAAAATGATGAAGGCGCAATGGTGCGACCTAAATCTAAAAAGGAAGTCAAAGAAACAATTGCCAGCAATCCTTTAAGGGTATTAGCTGAGGCAACAAGTTACTTTGGTAATGAGTATGAAGGCCCAATAACTAAAACAGCCATAGAAATGTATGGTGATATACGATTTGTTGGACCTGATCCACATACAAAAAGAAATTTTTATGGTGTAATTACCATAAATAAGAAAGGAGAACTGCATGTCAAGTAAACCAGTTATACCAGATGCTATTCTGGACAGTTTAGAGGCAGTAAGAGATAGTGGCGTAACGAACATGGCCGATATAAAAACAGTAAAAGAATTTGTGCCAAGTTCAGTAGCCACATGGCTAGATGAAAACAAAGATACCTATATACAAGGTTTCTTTTATGGTTTCAAAAGAGAATCCGAGCTACACGATGGCGAGTGAGGCTTTTACTGAACCAATGACAGTCATAAAATGTGGCCCTTGTATTGGTTGCCATAACTATTCTTTTGTTCCAGTTGATGAAAAAAAATGGCAAGAGTATAATTCAGGCAAACCTATTCAAGAAGTCTGGCCAGACAAAGACAAGAATTGGCGAGAGATGTTAATTACTGGCACTCACGCTAAATGTTGGAAAGAAATGTTTGGCGAGGAAGAGTGATATAGCACATGGCCTGTAATTTGTAAAGCAGGCCATGTTGTTTTAGTGGTTCAATGATTATGAATAAACCGGATCCCTGCTACGATAAAGGTATGTCAGGATTAAAAGCAGAAATTACCACAGACCGTTCAGATAAAGCGGTGTCAAGACAAGGCACAAATACAATGACGGTTTCGGTAGAGAATTGGAAATACGGTGTAGCCATGACCTTTACAAATGAGAGTGGTTTTACCATCGAATTGACCGATAAGCAAACATGCCAGACATTTCCAGTAATGAAAGCTGATGGATCCATGTTAGATTGGATTATTCACAATTTAGAACCAGAAGAAAGTTTAGAACCTTACAGTTTTGAGGATTTATTTCGTGACCTATTTGGTGATGAAAATGATGGCAAAGATTACTTGTAAGGTTTAACCTTAGATGAGATAATTTTACATCTGATAATTCAGATGGCGCAGTAGAGCCTAAGTGTTATGAGAGCTTAGGCTTTCTGCTATAAGAGGAGAGTTTATGGATAGCAAATTTTTAGACCGCGTAAGAGATACCGGTTCAGGCATTTCATTTTTACCATACATGAAAGACGGTGTATGGCATGAAAGAACTGCCGATGAGTTTTATAGTAATCCGCCAGAAGGCGAATATGATTTGTATTTTTCCGTCTTAACATTTAAATCCAGCTCACGGAAAAGAGAAAACGCACTCCCAAATATGTGGTTGTGGGCAGACCTTGATGAAGTAAACCCTGCTGACATTGAGTTAAAGCCTACAATCGCATGGGAGAGTAGTAAAGGTAGATACCAATGTCTATGGCAATTAGAACATGGCGCCAGTGCTGAAACTTTAGAGCAGGCCAGTCGTGCATTAACATATAAAGTAGGTGCAGATAAAGGCGGTTGGTCTCGTACCAAAGTATTGCGTGTACCAGGCACCATGAATTACAAGTATGACCCACCACAACAAGTAAAATTATTGTGGGATAACGGCCCATTGTATATGATTGCAGATGTGTGGCAATTTACTGGCCAGATTGATGAGAACAATAACCATGTTGAGCCTGTCAATGATGAGATACCTACACCAGATGAAAACTATGACCAACTTTATGAGATAGCCTGGGATTTACTTGACCCACGCGGTCGTAGATTACTTAGCGCCAAAGAGGCATGGGGTGATAGGTCTGCAAGACTGTGGGAGCTTGAGTGTAGGTTACTTGAAACAGGCTTAAGTAAGGAAAATGTATTTTTAATAGCCAAACAATCTGTGTGGAATAAACATGCAGATAAACCAAATGGAGATGAAGTTTTATGGCAAGAAATTGCAAAGGCAAGTTTGTCGGTATCAACTATGAACACTAGTGCCTCCAACAACGCAAGTGAAGTTGATACCGCACCTATTTATAGAAAAGTGAAACCAACGCTTGTTACTTATGGTGACTTGCTTGGCTCACAGATAGCAGAGCCACAATGGCTAATACAAGATTGGTGGACTATGGGTAGTCATGGCATTATTGCTGGTCTACCGAAATCTTATAAGTCTTTGGTAACTACAGACATGGCGTTATCAGTGGCAACTGGTACACCATTTATGAATATGTACGAGGTCAATGAGAAGGGGATAGGTCCAACTCTGGTTGTTCAAGTCGAAAACTCTCCAGCCCTTCTCAAAGACCGAGTTGTAAAGATGGCATACAATAAAGGTTTATTACATGGAGCAAGTCATATTGATGACGGTACTTTGTCAGTTACATTTCCAACTCAAGTACCTATGTTCTTTTACAATGATTTCGCCTTTGACATGACCGATGAGGCATGTAGACAGGCGATTGAAACGATAATAGTCCAAGAAGGCATACGCATGGTTGTGTTTGACCCATTATATTTGATGATGGGATCCGTAGATGAAAACTCTGCCCACGAAATACGCCCGATACTTTCTTGGTTATTACAACTTAGGAACTACTACAACATAGCCGTAATAGTAGTTCACCACTGGGGCAAAGGCTCAAGTGATAGAAAAGGTAGAAAACAAGGCGGTGTAAAGTTGCTTGGTTCTACAACAATCTATGGTTGGTTAGAGAGTGCTTTGTATTTAGAGGCGTCTCCAAATACTGATGGCTCATCAACTGTAGTGGTAGAGCGTGAATTTAGAGAGAGGTTAGCGCCTCCACCACAAGCCTTTAAACTCAGAATGGGTGATATAGGTGAGATTGATTATGCGTGGGAAGGTGAAGGTGTAGTCGGTACTGAGGCTAACATTTTCAACCTTCTTACGCAAAAGCCAATGTCAATGACCGAATTACAAGCGGCAAGTGGCATGGGTGAAAAGAAAACAAGAGCCTTGCTTACCAAGTTGTTAGCCGATGGTGCTATCACAATGGAGCAAGAAGGCAAAAGCAAGGTATTTCGATTAGCTAAATGAGAGGAGAATATAAATGGCTGAAAGAAAAAAAGGCTCAGAGTATTTAAGTTGTGGTTGTGAAACCCACTTTTATTTTGAGCCATTTGAAATATACGAACAGGAACTTTGTGGGTATCATTTAAAAAAGAAAAACCAATACGAGAACGAGGAGTTATTAAATGGCTAAAGAAATTTATTCTCAGGATTTTCGATTTAGGTTTATCAGTTTAGATGAGGCTATATCCATAATTCAACAACTTGATAAGGTCTTTGACTATGACCTATTTGGTATATGTATTGTGGACGCTACTAAAGTTGGCGTATCTACAGTTCTTGGCCAAGATGATGTAACAGAGTACCTTTTCCGAGAAAAGACAAATGACTTTTTCGGCCCACAAAAAACTTATGGTTATCGTGTAAGTAAACATACATGGTTGGGTAGTGAAATTGTCCATCTATATATTGGCAAACAAGCATACCAAAGAGTATTTGGTACACCAGAAAATCACAAGTCTGGTTTACCATACGAGTGGCGAAATTCATATCGCCCTCACCCAGAATACTTATTGGTTAAATCATTAGAGATAGTAGCCAAGTTAATCTTGGCATTAGATAGAAAGGGTCATTATGCCGTATCAAAACCAAGCAGACAAAACGAAACAGCCGTATAGATTATCAATCGGCGGAGCAACGCTATTCGCCTCATTTGAGTGGGATAGCACAGACACCCGATTAATCTTTCATACGGTTCTGAAAAAGTATGCAGAAAACGAGGACCAAAATGAACATTGGGCTAACAGTCGATTTTTATTTGGCTTTACTGAAAGTTTATTTCCTTGGTTTTCATATACACCAGGTGCGATGTGGGATTGTATGAAATGGTTAATACAAGACCTTAGCGAATACTACCATCGATATGGTAAGAGCGGTCGTGTTGCCCACATAGAAATGAAAATAAACCAGATTTGTTTTCAAATGTGGTACGACATCTTGGTAAAAAACTGTGGCGATAAAGCCCAAACTGTAACCTATTTATTAGAGGAGTTTGAGAAGTATGGAATATCAATTCAAGACAACACCATACCAACATCAGAGTGAGGCTCTAAAAAGAGTATTTAATTCGGACAAGGGTCATGCTCTTTTCATGGATCCAGGTACTGGCAAGACTAAAATTGCAGTGGACAGTATCGCGGCCTTTCAGTTATCTGGAAAAGTGAAAAGAGTATTGGTCCTTTGTCCAATAAATGCTCTTACAGTATGGCCAAAAGAATTAAACAATCACTCACCGGTGCCTTTCACCTCGTTTGTGCGGCCAGAAACAGGCACAATCGTAGATAAAGTAGAAGGTTTTAATGAGTGGATTGAAAGTTGTAGCGTACCATTTGAAATGCCATTACAAATAGCGGTGTTTAATTATGAAAGCCTTATTAGTAGAAACAATAAAGCACCATTATTTGATAGGCTAATGAAATGGAAACCCGACATGGTTATATTAGATGAAAGCCAGAAAATAAAATCAGCTACCGCAAAGAGAAGTAAGCAGGCCCACAAGATTTGTGCTACGGCTAAATATACTTTGCTGATGACTGGTACACCAGTCGGTAAAAACTTATTAGATTTATATAGCCAGCTTAAATGTATCAATCCAGAAATATGGGATAACATAAGTTGGACAGATTTTAAATACAAGTATGGTATCTGGGGTGGCAGGTCAGGCTATGAACTTCAAGGTTATCGTATGGTTGATGACTTAGAGAGGCGTTATTCTCCCTATGTTTCTAGCGCCAGAAAAGAGGATTGCTTAGACTTGCCCCCAGTTACCGATATAAATGTAGATGTACGCTGGGATCCACAATCGTTTGCCAGTTACGAAAGATTTAGCAAAGATGGTATGGTAGTTCATAAACGCCACATGATTTATGCACCTATTGTGTTAACCAAGTTACTTCGGTTACAAGAGATGACTGGTTACCAAGTGCATGATGAAGAAGGTAATCCTGTGGTGTTCAATGAGAATAAACTTATCCATACTGTTGACCTTGTAGATAATTTAAGCGAGGCCGGCGAGCCCGTAATTATCTTTGCAAGGTTTAAAAGTGAAATTGCCGAATTACAAAAGGCATTTGCTACACCTTACTTAATTAAAGGTGGAGTAACTGCTAAACAACGAGGCGAACTCATTGACAAATGGCTAAAGAATAACGGTGATAAACCATTTATAATTCAGATACAAAGTGCTGAGGCTTTAGATGGTTTACAGAGAATATGTTCCAAAGCTATATTCTATTCCACAGATTATAGTTGGATAAATTATTTTCAGGCTAGAGGTCGAATAGATAGAGAAGGACAAACTAAGCCGATTATATTTTACCACATGTGTATGACTGAGTCCATTGATTACTTAGTGCTTGAGGCATTAAAAGAAAAGAAGGACTTAGAGAAAATGGTAAAAGATAACCCGGCTTTGTTAGTTGTTTCACGAGCCAGTTATGATAAAATAAAAAAAGACAAAAAAATAAAAGAGGAGGATAGTATAAATGATAATACTTGAAGGCCCTGATAACTCAGGCAAATCAACTCTTGCTAATGCCATACAAAAATGGCTTGGCGAGGATAGTTGTTATATCATTAAATCCCCTGCCAGCGTTTCAAAAGATTGGAACGAACACTGGTCATCTTGGGCAGTAGACCATTACTACGATGAAGAACAAGATGGTAGATTATATATCCTAGATAGAACTCCAGAAATATCTGAGCCTATCTATGCGTCCATATATAGACAGGGCAAAATAAGAAATAGTGAGGACTTATTGAACTCATGGAAATCATTATCTGCACACATGGATTATACACAAATCCTATTTTGTATGCAGAACGGTGATGTTAAGAAAGGTGTAGAACTTACACCCGATGGCTCAGACACCGCATTAAAAAATGATATGTTGGTTATGTCCTATGCACTTATGTATAGGTTATTTGAGGCATTTTGTAATGCCAAAGATGATACCCACAATCAATTTAATGTAGCTCCATATAATTATAATGGTAGTAGTGCTGACTTTATCGA